TTCAGCATCACCTGTGAGTATTCGTCCGCCACCGAGATCCTTGCCTGGTACAGCGACAACCACAAACTCGACGAGGACACCCGGCTCCGTTTCATCACCGACACTTCGGGCGCGAAGGCGAAGATCCACTACGAGAGCAAGGGCCCGGTCAGGTTGTACGCGAAGCCGGACAAGACGCACTCCTACGCGATCGGCGCCGACGTCGCCACAGGGCGAGGGTTCGACTACTCCTGCGCCTACGTGATCGACCTGACCTCGATGGCGGTCGCAGCGGAGATCCATGGCAAGCTCGACGCGGACGAGTACGCGGAGCAGCTGCACTACCTGGGCCGCTGGTTCGACACGGCAAGGATCGCGGTCGAGATGGGCGGCGGCTTCGGCGAGCCGGTGATCATCAGCCTCCGGGACGGCCGCAAGGGCAGGCCGCATTACCCGAAGCTGTACCGGCACTCGATCGCCGACAGATCGGACATGCACCAGCTCGCGAACTACGGCTTCCCGATGAACTCGAAGACGAGGCCGCAGGTGATCAACCAGATCGAGCAGGCGATCCGCGAGAAGACGATCCCGGCGATGCCGCGCAGCCTGATCATGGAGTGCCGCACGTTCGTGCGCCAGAAGACGCTGCCCAGTCCCCGAGCCCAGGAGGGCTCGAACGACGACCGCGTGATGGCGTTCGGCATTGCCCTGGAGATGTACCGCCAGTACGGCACGCACCCGAAGCGGGCGCGCGTGAAGCGAACCAAGGCGCAGACCCACAGATACCCGTGGGAGAAACGGAGAGTCGCATGAGCATGATGGACTTCGCCTCCGCGCTCGGAGGTGGCGGCGCCCCGCCGGGCGCACCGCCCGACCTCGGGGGAGCCCCGCCCGGCCTCGACGGCGGTGGCCCGCCGCCCGACCTCGGCGCGGGCCCCGACCAGGCCGCGCCGCCCGGCGACACCGGTCAGGGCGGGCAGACCTACAGCACCTCGCTGGAGGCCTTGCAGGTCGCGGAGGACGCGCTGCACGCCTTCATCCAGATGGATCCCGACCACGGCGACCGCGCGATCGCGGCGCAGTGCCTGCAGAACGTGCTCAAGCTGCAGGCCGCGAACCAGGACTCGTCGAACTCCGGCGACCTCTCCAGCCTGAAGAGGGCGCTGGGGCAGGGCCCCGGCGCGAACGCAGGCCCGGTCGGCCAGGCCGCCGCGGCGGCAGGCCCACCGCCAGGTCCGCCCGGGGGCGGCTACTAGGTGGCCGAGACCGACCTCTACGACGACTCGAAGCAGGCGGACGCGGTCAGGCTCGTCGTCAAGGCGGTCGAGGACTGCGAGCGCCGCTACCACGACGGCTTCGTCGACAAGGTCGAGCGGCGCTACAACGCCTACCGCGGCCTCGCCGAGGGCGCCTCGACGACGGCGAACGAGGAGGACTGGCACTCGGACGTCACCACCCCCTACGTGCTCCAAACCTGCGAGGGGATGCTCGCGACGATGCTGGAGCCGAACCCGCGCTTCAACGTCCAACCGCGACCGAGGCCGGACGAGCCGCTGGAGGAAGTGGTCAGCCGCGTCCACGCCGTCGAGGCGATCTCCGACACGCTCCGTTACGCGCTCGATCGCGACCACTTCGCCGAGCGGCAAAGGGCGTTCATGCAGCAGGACATGATCGCTGGCATCTCGGTGCTGAAGGACTACTGGCAGACCGAGCACCGCGACGTGATCCGGCTGGTGCCGGAGCAGATCCAGATCGTCGACCAGTACGGGCAGGAGCTGGACACGCTCGAATCGCACCGCGAGGAGACGGTCGAGGACACGCTGGTGATCGACGACGCCCGCTCCGAGGTGGTCGACGTGCGCGACTTCTTCTGGCCCTCGCAGGCGCCGACGGTCGAGAAGGCCGAGTACCTGATCCACCGCACCTGGGAGACGATGCCGTCGCTGCGGCGCAAACAGAAGCAGGGGCTGTACTCGAACGTCGAGAAGGTGAAGGAGTCCTCCAGCTCGGCGACGCAGGCGGCGATCACGGCGCGCGAGATGCGTCTGCGCAACGTCGACCGCACCCAGAACCTGATCGAGGTGCTGGAGTACTGGACGCCGGAGCGGGTGATCACGGTCGCGAACCGCACCATCCTGCTGAAGGATCGGCCGAACCCGTTCTGGAACGGGCGGCTCCCGTTCGTCGTCTGCTCGTCGATGCCGGACGCCTTCCAGATCCCCGGCCTGTCCGTGGTCGAGGCCCTCGGCCAGTTGCAGGAGATGCTCTGGACGCTGCAGAACCAGCGGCTCGACGTCGTCCGCATGCTCGCGAACCTGATCACGCTGATCCGCTCCGACGTCGATGACCCGGAGGCGTTCGAGTGGGCCCCGAACGCGCAGTGGTTCGTCGAGGATCCCGGTCAGGTCGACACGCTGAAGATCGACCCGACGGTCGCGAACATCACGCTGCAGGCCGAGCAGCTGCTGAAGGGTGACCTGCAGAACATCATGGGCGGGTTGCCCTACAGCTCGGGCGCGGACTCGCAGACGATCGATCAGCAGACCGCGACCGGCGTCTCGATCATCACCACGATCGCGCAGCGGATCATTCAGGCGCGCAAGCAGCACTACCTCTGGTCGTACGCCACCCTCGGCAAGCACTTCCTGCTCCTCTACCAGCAGTTCCTCCGCGACGACCGCGTGATCGGGGTGCTCGGCCCGCAGGGCGCGCAGGCCTACAAGACGATCTCGCCGCTGCAGATCCAGGGCGACTTCGACGTCCTGATCGACGTCACCTCTGACAGCCTGATGCGCCAGGAGCGCCGCGCCGAGGCGCAGAGCCTGCTCCAGATCGCCGGTCAGCTCGCCCCGGTGATGGCCCAATCCGGGGCCCCCTTGAACCTGAAGGCGTTCATGGAGAAGGCTCTCGACGCCTACGACGTGCTCGACAAGGAGCGTTACTTTCTGCCACCCCAAGTCGGCGCGGCAACGGCAGGCCCGCCGGGGGCAGCGCAGAACGGGGCGCCCCCCGGGGGCCAGCAGCTTCCCCAACCCCCGACGGGCGCCCCGACCAACGGCGTCACCAACACGGCGCTCGCCGCCGGGCCAGGCTCCCCCTCGAACGTCGCCTCGATGAGCCCGGAGACGGCGATGGCGCGGATGATGAGCCAGTACGGCGGCGCCGCGAACCAGGGCGGCGGTGGCACGCCCACGTAGGCTGACCGAGCAGGAGCGGCGCAACCTGACGGTGCGCCAGGGCGAGCTGTCCGCGCTCGCTCAGCACCCCTCCTGGCCGGTGCTGGAGTCCGAGGTCGAGCGGCGCCGCGAGGCGTTCGAGCGCGAGCTGGTCGCGAAAATTTTCGCCGGGCAGTCGGTCGACCTGGAGCGCCAGGCGTTCCTGCGCGGCTTCGTGAAAGGGATGCGCTACGTGCTCGCCGTCCCCAGTGGCGCCGAGGCACGGCTCGATGAGTTTCTGAGACGACAGGAGGTCGCGTGAGCGAGATCACCAGCGAGATCCTCGCTGCTTTCGACGAGATCAAGGACGAGCCCGAGGAGGAGATCGAGCCTTCCCCCGCGCATGAGGACGTGCCGGTCACGGAACCTGAGGAGGAAGAGGAAGAGCAGGAGGAAGAGGAGGAAGAGGAGATCGAGGAGGAGGAAGACCTCGTCGGCGAGGAGGAGGAGCAGTCGGAGGAGGAGGTCGCGGCCTTCGACGATCCGGCGATCCAGTCGTTCCTCGCCAAGTACGGCGGCGACGTCGAGAAGGCCTTGCGCGGTGCCGTCGAGCTGTCGGTCGTGCTCGGCCGCCAGGGGAGCGAGAAGAGCGCCGCGCTCGCGCGCGTGCAGGAGCTGGAGCAGGAGCTGCAGCAAATGCAGGCGCTCTCGGGACTCGAAGAGACCTACCTCTCGGAGGAGCAGAACCAGTGGGTCGAGGAGGCGATCGCCTCGCAGAACCCGCGCGGCTACGTCCACTCGGCGATGCAGGCCGGGGAGTACGACCTGGCGCGCGCCGTCGTGCGCGAATGGTCGCGCGAGAGCCCCTACGAGGCGATGCGCGCCGGGCAGTTCGTCGACCAGGCGCAGCAGCAGGCGATGCAGCAGTACCAGCCCGTCGAGGAGCCGATCGACCAGGGCCTCCTGCTGAACCTGCTCGCGCAGAACTACCCGGACATGACCGGCTACTGGGGGCAGATGGAGACGATGCTGCACCAGCTTGGCCCCGACCACCCGACCGTGATCGACGCGCGCGGCAACGACGTCGAGCGTTCCGCGCGCGCGATCATCAACCTGTACGAGATCGCCCGCGCCTCGACCGCGAGCGTGCAGTCGGCGAAGGACGAGATCAAGCAGAAGCGACGCCGGGCGGCGAACGACGCGCGCAACGGAGCAGTGGTATCGTCAGGAGCGGCTTCGAGAACGACTGAGACACCCCGGCGCTCGATCATGGTGACGCCGGGCCTCACGCTCGAACAGCTCGACGCCGAGTTCGAGGCAGCATCCAAGTAGGCCGCGGGCCCCTCCTAGGTGAGGGACACCCCGATCGGGCCGAAGGGACAAGTCGTCACTTCGTACTGAGAGGGGTTACGCATGGCCGGTGTGATCGTTACCGGCGACATCTCGACCGAGGAGCAGCTCGGCCCGTCCGCAGCAACGACGGCCGAGGGCGAGAAGCAGATCGACATGAACGAGACGATCCAGAAGCTCGACAAGGATCAGTCTCAGTTCACGACGATGACCTCCCGCACTCCCTCGCGCGTAGCGACACGCGAGAAGGTCAACTGGCTCGAAGAGGAGCTGTTCCCCCGCACCGTCACCACCTCCGCGGCAGCGACCGCGGGCGCGACCTCGATCGTGCTGGTGGCCGGGCAGGGGAAGGTAGTCGCCGCACAGGACTTGCTCAGAAACATGCGCACGGGGGAGGCGGCGCGCGTCGTGTCGGTCGCAACCGACACGCTCACGATCGCCCCCGCGATCGGCACGATCCAGCCCCCGGCGGCCGTCAACTCCGGCGACGTGTACCTCGTCGTCGGCGACGCGCAGCCGCAGGGCTCCGACTTCCCGACCGCCCGTTATCTGCAGCGGGTGCTCGGCTACAACTTCACGCAGATCACGCGCACCACCTGGTCGTTCACCGGCACCGACACCGCGATCGAGAAGTACGGCGGACGGGAGCCCGGCAAGGAAGCGGTGCGCAAGGCGATCGAGCACAAGCGCAAGTGGGAGGCGATCGGTTTCTTCGGGGCGCGCAGCTTCGTCGCCGCCGCCGCCAACAACGAGCCGCAGGGCACCGCGGGCGGCGCGATCGAGTTCATCACCTCGATCAAGCGTGACGCGGCCGGGGCACTCACCCCGACGTTCTTCGACACGTTCGTGATGGACGTGATGGCGAGAGGGAGCGACGAGCGGGTGCTGTTCGCCGCCCCGGTGGTGGTGCAGTGCATGAGCCAGTGGAACCGCTCCGGCATGGGTTCGCAGTGGGATCCCTCGCCGCGCAACGTCCACGGCGTCCACGTCGATGCGTTCATCTCGGGCGCCTACGGCTTCCGCATCCCGGTGGTCGTGAAGCGCGAGTGGGGGCAGTTCCCGGTCGCGAACAAGGGCTACGGGGGCTACGCCTTCCTGCTCGACATGAGCTACATCGAGCGCAGACCGCTGCGCGACCGCGACACGAAGCTGCTCACTGAGCAGCAGCCGAAGGGCCGCGACACGTACGCGGCCGAGTACATGACCGAGGCGACCTACCAGTTCGCCTGCCAGTCGGCGCACGGGCTCCTGTTCGGGGTCACGGCTCCACCGTAAGCCGGAGCCTGGCGGGGGCCCTTCTGGCGGGGCCCCCGCCCTCTTCTGAAAGGAGCAGCATGAGATACCTGTCGAGGTTCGGCCAGTTCGCCGTGCAGGTGCGGCCGGAGATGCGCGAGGCGTTCGCCTCCGGCGTCGTCCGCGTCACCCAGGAGCAGGTGATCGCGAAGTTCGAGCCGGGCATCTGCCAGGCCGAGGAGCGCGACCTGGCGATCAAACGCTGGACGTTCAACGGCTCGCTGCAGGAGATGGACGAGGTGACGACGATCCAGCCCGACCACCGGATCGGCCTGTTCGATTCGGCGATTGCGCAGTCCGACAACCAGTGGTCGGACGAGATCCGGCTGGAGGTCGAGCGGATGCTGAACGACCACGCAGAGCGCTTCGAGGACGTGCTCGTCGTGCCGCACCGCGGGCCCGAGCCGCCCTGGCCGCGCTACGACGCCTACAGCGGCACCCCCTCGCAGCTGCTGCGCAAGCTGATCGACGAGGGCCACGACCTGCAGGGCGTGCTCGACTACGAGCGCGAGAACCAGAACCGCGAGCGCGTCGTCGAGGCGCTGACGGCCGCGCTCAGCGACCCGGAGACGCTCGTCCCGCGCGAGGAGGAGATCGTTGGATAGGTGGCGCCAGCCGATCGTGCCGCTGCTGATCGAGCCGGTCAACCAGGTGCTGCTGCTGCCCGACGGGCGCCGCCAGGCCGAGGTGCAGTTCGTGCTCAGCGAGTTCGACATCATGCGGCTGCGCGCCGGTTACGGCTGCGCGAAATGCCTGCAGGTGTTCGAGCGCCCCTGGCCGGAGAAATGCCCCGCCTGCGGGGCCCCGATTCGAGACAAGCAGGCCGAGTACTTCGCGCGCGAGTACGGCGGCGTCGAGCGCTTCGGCCCCTCGACCACGCTCGCCGACGAGCGGGAACGACTGAGGGAGGGCGGATGAGCACGGTAACGATGATCAACTCGGTCGGCGAGAACGCAGCCGGATCCGAGATCGAGCTGCCCGACGAGATCGCGGATCTGTTCATCCTCCGCGGCTACGCCGACGGCACGCTCTCGCGCGACTACGACCCGAACGAGCGCGCCGAGATCCTCGGCGAGCAGCAGGTGGTGGGTCTCGGTGGCTAGCGCGCATTACAACCTCTTCTTGCAGGAGGCGTGGAAGGGCACGCTCGGCGATCTCACCTCGGCTGGCGTTGCGGTCAAGGTGCGACTGATGCGCACCTCCGCGTACACGTTCAGCCAGGCGCACCAGTTCGCCAGCTCGCTCCCGGCCGCGCTCGTCACCGACGTCACCCTCGGCAGCAAGGTTGCGAACGGCAACAGCCCTGGCGGCGGCAGCGACCCGGGCTGCTTCGACGCTGCCGACGCGACCTTCGTCGCTGTCCCTTCCGGGGCCGCGATCGACTGCCTCGCCATCTTCAGGGACACCGGCACGCCCGCGACGTCGAACTTGATGAGTTACATCGATGGTTTCACCGTGACTCCGAACGGAGGCGACATCACGATCCAGTGGCAAGCCTCCGCGCCCTGGATCGCGAAGCTGTAAGGGGCTAGACGGTGGCGACCGTCTACGGCTCCACCATCGTCGGCACGTTCATCGTCGGCGACGGCCATCTCGTCGGCCCGAAGCTCACCCCGCGCAGCGTCTACCCGCCGGGCTTCATCGCCTCGATCTGCGGTGAGACGATCTGCGGCGACGGGCACGTCTCGCTCGGTGCTCCAAGCGGCCAGTTCGGTACCGTCACCGTCTCGACCTCCAGTCCGCAGTCGCGGACGGTCACGGGCCTCGGTTCCGCGCAGCTCTTCGGTACCCCGACCGTCAGGGCGACGATCACTCGCACGGTCGGAGCCGTCGCCTCGGTGGCGGCGTTCGGCACGATCGCGTTCCGCGTCTCGGCACCGATCGGCGGCGTCTCGACGGCGCAGCAGTTCGGCGTCCCGACCGCGAAAGCGGGGGCGGTCAGTCGCACCGTCGGCGCAGTCGCTTCGGCGGCGAGCTTCGGCACCGTCAGCGCGAAGAGCGTCTTCGTTCGCACGGTCACTGGTGTCGGTTCGGCGCAGGCCTTCGGCACGCCGACGACCAAGACGACGGTCAAGGTCACGCCGAGCGGGCTCGGGAGCGCCCAGAGCTTCGGCGTCCCGACCGTCAAGGCAACCGTCACGCGCACGCTCGCTGGGCTCGGAAGCGCGCAGGCGTTCGGCTCGATCATCGCGGCGGTGCCGAAACAGGTCGGCGGCGTCTCCTCCGCACAGGCGTTCGGGGTGCCGCGCGCCAGGGTCACTGTCCCAATCACGGGGCTCGGCTCGGCGGGGTTCTTCGGGACACCGACGATCCCGCAGCGGCTGACCGTTTCCGGGCTCGGCACGGCGCAGGCCTTCGGCGACACGATCGGCGGCCTGTTCGTCGGGCATCTGTGGCTCGACGAATTCGACTGCATCGCCTCCGCGGACGTCCCGATCTGCGGGATCGCGATCTGCGACGACCCCACCATCTGCGGCGGGCTCAGCTTCAACGAGAGCTTCGACTGCCTCGACTCGCTCTTCCCGCCGATCGTCAACGAGTTCATCTGCGGGCAGAGACTGGTCGGTGGCGTCCCGTTCCAGGAACCGGCGGACTGCCTTGACTCGCCGCTCCCGGCGCTCTGCGACGAGATCACGCTCTGCGGCACCGTCGTCTGCGGCGGCGCCAGCTTCATCAGCGACGAGCCTTGCTTCATCGAGCCGGAGCCGCTG